CACCTACTGAGGCAACAACAACCACAACTGCTGGTCCGTACAACCCACCTACTGAGGCAACAACAACCACAACTAGTGGATATGGGGCACCAACAAGTGCAACCACCACAACAACACAAAATTGTACGCCAGTTCAAACTACTAATGAAGTAAGAGTATGTAATGGAACTCCAACATCTGTTGTAATGTATGTAAACCCATGTACAGGTGCTGAATCGTGGACATGTCCAGAAACCACAACCACAACTGCGGCTCCTTACAACCCACCTGCTCAAGTAACTACAACTACAACAGCAGCACCAGTAGCAACTACAACTACAACAGCAGCACCGACAATTACAACAACACAAAATTGTACGCCAGTTGCAACAAATAATGAGGTTAGAACCTGTAATGGTGTACCAACAAGTGTTGTAATTTATGTAAACCCATGTACAGGTGCAGAATCATGGAATTGTCCACCTGCTGCAACTACAACTGCTGCACCAGCAGTAACTACAACTGCTGCACCATATAATCCACCTGTTCAAGCAACAACAACTGCTGCACCAACAGTAACTACAACTGCTGCTTCAACTGTAACTACAACAGCAGCATCAGGTGGCGGTGGATGTGTAAGTTATGCTGATTTTGCTTGTGGATGGGATTGGAGCGGTCAATATGACTGTGCTGGTAACTGTGTAGGAGTTAATCCACAACCTACAACAACAGAAGCATCATCTGGCTCAGGAGGCACTGGCTCAGGAGGCACTGGCTCAGGAGGCACTGGCTCAGGAGGCACTGGCTCAGGCGGATCCAATACAACTGAGGCTACACAAGGTACAACTGCAGCAGATCCATGTTCACAATGCTCATCATGTGAATATTGCTATGCTGGGGCATGCTGGAGTGATGGCTGTTAGTTGATATGATATACTTTATAAAAAGGAGAAAAAATGTCTAAATTTAAATTTGCTATTGTTGTAGGAAATGATGTGGCTGGAACTGTTGCTTTACAACAGGGCATAGATAGTACATTGGATGCTATTATTGCTGCCTATCAATCAGATCCAAAAATTATTCCAATCACAGATGATAATATTAATTTTGGATGGACTTACGACGGCACTAACTTTTTCCCACCACTACCACCACAAGGATAATAAATGTCAGAGTTGTCTGCTTGGCAAAAATACAAGCAAAATCTTGGCGAAACTCGTCCATGGGATTTGCTAAATCCAAATACACAATACGTTTCTGAGTATGAAAGTGACAAAAGATTTTCTATTTGTCAGGGGTGTCCAGAATTAATTGCACTTACAACTCAATGCAAAAAATGCGGATGCATCATGAAATTAAAAACAAAACTAGAAAAGGCAACATGTCCATTAGGAAAATGGTAGATATAATCAATAATTATGGACAAGATATTTGTATCTATTGCATCTTATAGAGATCAAGAATTATTAGATACTGTTTTTTCTATTTTAAAACAAGCAAAAAATCCAGAAAGACTATTTTTATCAATATTTTCTCAGGATGACAATCATCCGAATTTAGAACATTTGTTTGAGTTGTTTAACGTGAAACATTATGTTTATAAAAAAATACATTATAGCGATGCTCGTGGTGTTGGTTATGCTAGAGCAGAAACCCAAAAACCTTTAAATAATTCTTATAAATATTATTTACAAGTAGACAGTCACACACAGTTTATTGAACACTGGGATGAAAAAATCGTAGATCATTACGAAAAGGCTATAGGGTATTGGGGAGACCTGATCTTTACAGCCTATCCAGGCACCTATGAGTACACAGAAACAGGCAACCTAAAGTTTGCTACCGTTCTTGTTCCAACATGCCTTAGAATCCAACCTGCGACTGAAAACAGCCCAATCAGGTTTGAGCCAAAATATAAGGATTATGTTGGTGGAGACATAGGTGAGTTTCATGGATATTTTTGTGCTGGTTTGGCTTTTGGATACTCTGAACATTTTTTAAAAGTTCCGTATGATGATCAAATTTATTTCAATGGAGAAGAGCAAACACTAGCAATAAGATTTTATTGTAATGACATTAAATTAGTTGCTCCACCATACAACTATTGTTTTCATCATTATACTGGTAAAAAACGCATAAGACATTGGGAGCAAAGTGAAACCTGGAAAAAATATGATGAAATTGGTATAAAAAGATTAAATGATTTTTACGAATATAAACTAGATGCCACATACGGTATTTCCAATAAAGAAAAGTACCATATGTGGCAATCTTGTTTTGTAACTCCTAGAGTTACTTAGGGAATTTTTCCATCCACTGTTTTGTTCTTTGGGTTAGACCCTTCCAAGAACTCCAGTCCTGTCCTCCATTGGACATATGATATGCAATTTCTGCATTTATTACTGGATTAAATAAGTCTGCATTATGGTCTAACTCAAATTTGTCACGACGATCTAGACCAAGAACACCAAGCATATTAATCTGAAAGATACCATACGAACTGTCACCAGTTGAGGTATTTCCGTTAAATGCTAGTGGACGACCATTACTTTCTTTTTTAGCAACAGCCCATGCCTCCTTTAGATTTTGACCTTCAAAGCCCACTAACTTCAGTAGATTTTTTAGGTCTTTGTCAGATAGAGATGTAGCGTTTTGATATTTTTCTAACTGATCTTCTTTAGCCTTAGAAACGACTTTGGCCACTTCCGTGGCCTCTATTGTTTCTGTCAGCACGACACTAGTGCCGTCTAATCGGTTTTCAGAAGCATTAGCAGCGTTTGACCAAACGGCAAACATTGCCAATATGCTGAGTGTACCAATGATTTGCCTGTTATTATTCATAAAGTTAATCATAGTTTCCTCCTTAGAAACGAATGACACCTTTTTAGGGGTGCCATGTTACTTCTTAGTATAACATAAATTTATTCTCATTGTCAAATACCTAAAAGTGGTATAATAAAACCATATGGCAACAGGAAATACAAATGATGGGGTATTTAATTTACCCTTTCCAATAGCAGAAGATCCAGTAAATGTACACGGAGATATTGAGCAGTTAGCAGATAGGTTACGTGTTGTTTTACCACCGCTTGGCATTTCTGCTTTTCAGATGAATGTTAAAAATGTGAGCGGTATCACATTAGAGGCAAGAACTCCCGTATATGTAACAACCTCAGTTAATGGTGTTACACATGTCACAAAAGCAACATCATCAACAACTCAACCTATTCTTGGATTATTAAAAGAGACATTAGATAATAATGAAGAAGGTTTGGTAATTGTTGCTGGTGTTTTAGATAATATTAATACAAGTGATTTATCTCCAGCAGGTGCTGTTGTTTATGTTGGTACAACTGGAGGATTAACAACTACTAGACCATCAACAGGTTCTGGGGCAGTTGGAATTGTTGCAAATGTATCTCCAACAGCAGGAATTATAATTGTTGAGGCTAAAGGCAACGGTACCTGGGGAGCACTCAGAGACGGTTTAGCCTAATTGTGGTATAATCTAATATTATGGCAACACTGCGTGGATCTGCTTCTTATTACGATGTAGGAAATAAACCTCCAACAGTTTCTTGGACGGTTGTGCGTGGTGATACAGCATCATTTAGAGTCTATGTAACAGATGACGAAAAACAACCCTTAAACATTCCTGACTGGACTATCGATATGAAAATTAAACGTCCAAACAATTCATCAGATCTTGGGGTAATTACAGATAATGCAACATTAATACTATCATTAAATCCAGCAGCAGATGCAGATGACCTACCAGGCGAATTTACAGTGTCTTTATTATCATCAGAATCACAAATACTTGAAACAGGAGATATCTTTGATATACAGTTGTCAAACGCAGCATATGTTTGGACAGTGGCTCAGGGTAAGATGACGATTCTTGAAGATGTAACAGATTAATGGCATCAGCAAAAATATTAGATAAAAATAATAATAAACTCAAGGCAATCAATGCAGTATCTTATGCAATAATTAATGTAGCAAATGACACTAGAACAGTAAAAATTAACGAGGTACTGCCATTTAGAGTCAAGTTTACAAATATAGGAATTGAAGGATATAACAGGTTAAATCCAGCAGGTATTGGAATCGCAGTAATTGGTTTCAATAACTATATTCTTTAATAATACAAAAATGGAGGTTATAATATAGCCATGGCAAAAATAACAATCCCTGCCGTTAAAGCAAAGTTCAGAACAGGTGATCGTCCTACACAGGAAGATTACGAAGATTTAATTGACACCCTTGCAGGTGCTGGAAATGATCTTGGCTCATCTGGTAATAACGAAAACACAATCTCTGGCATTGAAAATGTTACAGTGATAGATAATTTTGACGCCACACAATGGCGTATGGTTAAGTACTTGGTCTCCATAGCAAAAACAACTGCTGGAGATAACAAGTTTTATGCAACAGAGTTGACCATACTTGTAGACGGTACAAATGTAAACGTCTCTGAGTATGGCACTATAGACAATGATGGGAATATTGGCACCATTAGCGTCTCACGGACTGGAAATACCGTGGCCTTAACAGTCACTCCAGATCCTGCAATTAAGCCAGTCACAGTTCGTTATGCACGAATTGGACTTAAGGCATAAATAAGGAGATAAAAATATGGCAACAGTAACAAAAGACTTCAAAGTAAAGAACGGTCTTATTGTTGAAGGCACAACAGGTACCATCAATAACCACGACATTCTTACAAAGAAGACAGACGATCAAAATTATATCGTCAACTTAATTGGTGGAACAGCCACCTCAGCAAACGAAGCAAACAAGGTTGTAAAGCGTGATGGCTCAGGCAACTTTGCTGCAGGAGTAGTAACAGCAGACCTCGTTGGTAATGTAACTGGTAATGCAGACACAGCAACAGCACTTGAAACTGCTCGTACAATTTCTTTAACTGGAGATGCAACAGGTTCAGTATCTTTTGACGGTACTGCAAATGCTCAAATTACAGTAACACTTGATTCATCTTTTGCTACAGATGCAGAAGTTGCTACCGCTAAGGGCGAAGCAATTTCAACTGCTTCTTCAGATGCAACTTCAAAGGCTAATGCCGCTAAGTCTGGAGCAGAAGCCACAGCAGCAGCAGCACTCGCTTCTGCAGTTTCTGATTTAGAAGATTATGCAGACCAAGCAGAGGCAGATGCAAATACATTTACAACAAATGCTATTACAGCACTTAACCTTGCTGGAACATATGATGCACTTGGTTCAGCAGCACAAGCATTATCAGATGCTAATGACTATACAGATGATAAGGTTGCAGATCTTGTAAATTCTGCACCAGCATTATTAGATACATTAAGCGAATTGGCTGCAGCAATTGCAAACAACCCAAGTTATGCAACAGATGTTGCTAATTTAGTTGCAACAAAGGCTGATACCTCATATGTTAATTCAGAGATCTCTGATCTTGATACTGCAGCACAGGGTTATGCTTCAACAGCACAATCTAACGCACAGTCATTTGCTACAAATGCAGACTCAGCACTTTATACAACAGTAACTGGGGATATTGCAACAGCAAAATCTCAGGCAGAATCAACTGCACAAGGATATGCAAATACTGCACAATCAAATGCAGAAGATTATGCTGATGGACTTAATGCAACAACAAATACTCGTATCGATAATCTTGATACAGACGATGTTGCAGAAGGTACAAACCAATACTTTACATCTAATCGTGCAAAGATTGCAGCAGCACAATTAATTACAAGTGCAACAAAGACAAACATTCAAATCACAGGTGATGAGAATGGGCTTACAATTACTGCAGAAAATGGTGTTGCAGACTCTACAACATCAGATCTTGCAGAAGGATCAAACCTTTACTTCACAAATGCTCGTGCAGTTTCTGCTCTTGAAGCGGTAACTCCAGATTTCCCTGCAGTAGAGATTGCTTCCGTAGCAAAGCAGGTAGCGTCACAGGCAACTGTTACAACTGCAAGCACAAACACAGCAGTTTCATGGGCTAAGGCAGATTATCGTTCTGCTGAATTCCTTGTTAAGATTGCTAATGGAACTCATACAGAAGTTTCAAAGGTTATCCTGACACTTGATACATCAGATAATATCGCAGTTACAGAATATGCAATGGTTGGAACAAACGGTTCTCTTGGATCAGTTTCAGCAGATGTTTCTGGAGCGGATGTTCGTCTTCGTGTAACAACTGATAACAACAACTCAACAGTTGCTGTTGTTGGAACACTTTTAAAGTAATAAAATAAAATAAGAGGGAGTGGTAGATCTTGGCAACAGTAGATAAAGATTTCAAGGTCAAAAACGGACTAGTCGTAAATAACGGCGGTAGTTTTGGAGGTTCAGTAGTAGTTGGAGCACCAACACTTGCTTCACATGCTGCTACCAAAGAATACGTAGATTCTGTAATAGGCGGAATGGCTGTTGGATCTACCGCTCCTTCTTCACCAGATAATGGTGATTTATGGTTTGATACATTAACAGAAAGAGTTAATGTATATTATGGTGGCTCTTGGCTAACCATAGCAACAATTGATGATACTTTGAATTTGCCTCAACATATTCACGATACAGCAATTGATGGAACTGGATTTATTGTTACAACCTTCCGTGAGGGTGGTAGTTTCAATAGCCCACAGGGCACAGGATTAGATGGTGGAGGACCAGCAAGTACTGTTTGGGCTCAAACATTTGACGGTGGCTCACCTGTGGATAACTTCAATTAAAAACTGATGTTATAATAAGATATAAATTCATGGGTAGAACCCATAAGGAGAGATGTAAATGGCAACAAGAATGCAACAGCGCAGAGGAACTGCAGCACAATGGACTGCAGCAAATCCAATTTTAGCAGCAGGAGAAATCGGATATGAAACCGACACTGGTAAATTTAAAATTGGTGACGGTACTAACACTTGGTCTCTCCTCAAGTACTTCCTTAACTTAGAAGCATTAGACATAGATGCAGATGGCTTTATTACAGATGATCAAAAAGGCGTTAATAACGGTGTAGCAACACTAGACTCAAATGGTCTTGTTCCAGTTATACAGATGCCAGATCAATATATTACAGATAAAATTATTACAAAAATTGGAGAGGTTGTAGGGGCTGCCCCATCAACATTAAATACCCTTAATGAAATTGCAGCAGCATTTGACAACGATCCAAACTATGCAGATACAATTTCTGCAGCATTAGATTTAAAGGCACCAAAGGCAAGCCCAGCAATTACTGGAACAGCAACATTTGTAAATGCAACATTTAGTGGAGACGTAGATGTTCAAACTATGCCATTAAATGATAGTTCAACAAGACCTGCTACAACTGCATATGTTTCAGGAAGAATTCAAAATGTTAATACAGTTATATCAACATTAGCATCAGAAATAGACGCAAGTCTTGAAACGCTTGGAGCAAACGATGCATCACAGGCAAGTTCTTTAGAAGCGCTTGATGTTCGTTTAGATTCAGCAGAGGCATCAATTACTGGAAATACAGCATCAATTGCAACAATTAATACAACTCTATCTGACCATACATCAGATATATCAGCATTAGATGTAAGAGTTGACGCAACTGAGTCTGATATTTCTACAATTAATGCAGATATCACATCTATTGAATCAAATATTGATACAGTAGAAACAAATATAACAGGAATTCAAAGCGATGTAAC